TAAATAAAAATAAAAACAAACCCCTTGAAAACACTGATAATTCAAGGGGTTATTTTATATTATTATAGTTCATCTGCTTTTAAAAACACCATTACATATCTTTACATCAAGTTCCTATATCTTATAAAATCGCTACATTTTCAGCTTTAAAATAATTGTTTTTACATCGTTTTACAGAAGTTTACGACATTTTTGCCCCTTTTTTGCCCCTTTTTAGAACAAACAAAAAACACTAGTTGGGGCTAGTGTCTTTTTGAAAGTGGTAGATATACGATTATCTACCTATATTATACCACATTTTATTTCAGACAAACAAAAAAACCGCCAGCAAACGCCAGCGGTCTAGTGTAATTAAATTTTTGATTCTTTCTATTTTATTTAGTAGTGATGAGTCCGTCAGGCTCAACTGTGAACTCAGGCTTATCAGCCAATCTACCATCAGGCAGTAATAAGTACCAGCCGTCATTGTATTTAATGAAACAGTCAGATTTCATTTCGCCATTGACTGCATCGAGGTAGTACCACTTATCGTAGTATTTAACCCAGCCTTTTACCATAGCACCGTCTTTATCGAAGTAATACCATTTCTCAGCAATCTTTTTCCAACCAGTAGCCATTTCACCAGACTTATCGAAGTAGTACCATGTTCCATCAGGTCGTTTCTTCCATTTGTCAGCAAGCATGTAGCCTGAACCGTCAAAGTAATACCAAGTGCCGTCAATTTGTTCAAACTGCTCTTTAGGATACGAACCGTCTGAACGTACATACCAGTAGCCTTTATCGTTATTCTGCCAGCCTTTTTTAATTTCAAGACCGTTTTCAATGTCATGCTTGAACTGTTCACGGCTGATACCCCAACTTGCTAAGTAAGGGTATGGGTCAACGTGGTCACTAAAATTGTTTGGTTGGTTATTTGTACAGTATTCATGCGATTTAATACCTTCTAAATCGTCAGAATCCAACGTTTTTGGAAGACCTGCTTCATCTGCTAGATTGCGTAGCAATTCGATATAAAGGCGATAATCTTCCATAAATTCTTCTTCAGTTGAATGACTTTCGATCAACTCAACTGCTGCATAGGTTTCGTAGTTCCAGCCACCGCCTACGTCATAAGCACCATTGTTTACTGGTCCGACTTGCATAACTCGTCCATTCCCAACAACATGAGAGAAGAAACCAGACTCTACTGGTCTGCGCATGTGGTAGTCTGCTTCATTCTGAGCGGTTGAATTCTTATTTCCAGTTGAATGAGCATGAATTTGATGATAAGGAGCGTATCCAATCTGTGGAAGTCCTTCTCTATATCTGCTTGTATCAATATCCATTTATAATTTCCTTTCTTATGGTAAAACGCCCGGCCAAGGCTCACTAGTCAAGTAAGAGATTGAGCTTACACGGATATCTCCGATGTCACGGTCAGTAGGCACTGGGTCTGTAAATTGAAATCTCAGCATATTGCTATCTCCAGCACCTCCCAAGTACCATGTTCCGTATGGAGTGCCCTTGTCGTTGTAAATGCTGCCAATCAAGCTAGACTCTGACCTGAAACCTAGAGGGACTCCACTCAATCCTAAGATGTAGCAATTTCTTTCTCTGTCGCTACCTTGTGCCTCGTATCCTGCGCCACCTCTACGAACAACACCGAACCAACCCCACGAAAGACCGCCAAATTGGTAAGTAACTAAATCATTTCTTCGTCTAACTTTCAAGAATGAGTTTCCGAGTTTAGATTTAATATTTAAAGTTCTCCAACCTGTGTCGCCTGTGAGAACCTCCCAGCCCTGATTATCTGTCCTACTTCGTTTTATCCACTTCAAAGCGCCATTGGTTACAGCGGTATCAACATAGGTTGTACCGACTGGTGCTACAACCTTGCCATTAGGCATACCAGTGCCGTGTATTTCGTATTCATTGACCTGTCCGCCTGTGCCTGTTGAAGTTGGTAGAGTGACATTCCCTCCACCATCGGATAGAATCAAAGTGTTCCCTTCAAGGCTTAATTTCTGAGGAATACCCACACCATCACGACCATTTTCACCTTTAGGTCCAGTTAAACCAATAGGCCCTTGAGGGCCAGCAGGTCCTTGTTCCCCACGCTCGCCCTTTGGTCCAGGTTGTCCATCTTGTCCACGTTCCCCTTGGATACCTTGTAATCCTTGAGGGCCTTGCAAACCGTCTGCTCCTCTCGGCCCAGTTTCACCTGTTGCACCTTGTGGACCACGTTCACCAGTTTCACCCTTGTCACCTTTCGGACCAGGTGTAAGAGAGATATTGCGCAATTCGTCCTTGGTAGCAAAGTTACTTGTATCGATGTTAGGTTTGTTTTCTAAAGCCGTTACACGCTCTCTAAGGGCGCTATCGTCGTAGATGGTATCTTTATCTGTCTTTGACTTTAGAGCCTCAATATCGGCTGAAATATGGCTTATTTCACTACGAATATTGCTATCGTCATATGTTCCGCCTTGCTCTTTGATTTTAGCAAAGAGTTCGTCCAATTCTGCCTTAGTCACAATGTCATTGACATTAACAATTCGACCAGCTTCACGTTCAATAAGTGGTGTTTTAACTGCTTTGTCAATTTCGCTCACATGGACATTAAACATAAAGCTATAAACATCTGCTGACTGCTCTACTTTTTCAAAGTAGATATAGCCGATAACAGTTTCATCCGTAGTGATTAGAGATGTGTCAAACTGAACTGTGAACGAATTATCTTCGATTACTGCTTCTACTTCCTGGTATCGCTTAGTCCCCTTGAAATAGAATAAGCAGATGACCTTAGTAGCGGTCAATTCATCGAGTGTAAACTTGAATTCAGCAATGCCCTTGTCCTTGCTATAAAACTCTTGATAGAGCCTATCTACATCTCGATTGTTGGGTGAAATGGTTAATTTCTTTTCAATGACTTTCTTCAAGTGCTACCTCCTTTCCTTTAATAAAGAAAGAGAACCCAAAAAGGGTTCTCATTTTTTTAGTCTTCGCTAGGCTCTGTATATGTTAGAGCTCGCTCACTGTCTGACAATCCAGCAGTTGTTGGGTCGTTAACGACACCAACCAATA